TGACATTGGCGGCTCCTTGTGGCGGGGGAAACAGATCGTCAACGGTGGGGTCTGCCTGGGCCAGCAGTTCGGCCGCGCGCTGAGTGGTCACGCCGAACTTGGCGGCCACCATCTGCGGGCTGGCCGTGCCCATTTCACCAACGTAGCCGGCCACCTGGGCAATCAGCGGGTCAGGCGCTGCGGTCAGCGGGTCGGCACCCGCCTCGGGGTTGTCCTCGGCGGCCAGGGCGGCCATGTCGAGCTCGGCCTGGCGCACAGCCATTTCCATCGAGGCCGGGCCATCCACGGCTTCAGCGGCCACGCGGGAAATCGCACCGGCATTGGGGTCAATGCCCATGGCCTGGCTGGGTTTGACGGGCTGCGGTGCTCGTAGCGCATTGAGCGCGGCCACCCGTTGCTGCGGCGTTGCAGCGCGGAACCATTTGAATTGAGTCCCCAGTTCTGCCGCAACCTGCTCGATGTTGGCGTCATTGACCTTGCCGCCGTAAGTCTTCTCTGCGTAGCCGATCTGATCGAGCATGGTCTGCCGGTCTGACCCGTCGCGCACATTGCTCCAGCCTTGGTACACGTTTTCGGCGCTCATGGCCGAAGTGAATGATGGGGTTGCTGGCTGCGGGGCAAACCGCTTATCAAACACCGCCTGCTCGCCCGCCTGCGTGTCGCTGTTGAGGACCACTGTGCCATCAGGGAAAACCGTGTGCGTTCCAGCCTGTGGGTTGTAGCCAAGCGCTGGAGACGGCGACTTGCCGGCATCGGGATCGGGCAAGCCCTGCGCCTGCTGCTGGCGGGTCAGCGCGGCAGCACCGCCACCCATGACGCCACCGGCCAGCACGCCCATGACGCCGGCATCGGCCAAGCCCTCGGTGACTGGCTTGTCCAAGGCGATGTTCTGCAGCGCTTGCTCGGACAGCGACTGCGGCAGTTCTTCCAGCACACCCTCGGACAGCACGCCCTCGGCGGTGCGGCGCACCAGGCCCTTGTTTGCGGCGGCCGTGCCAGCGTTGAGCGTGCCCTGCGTAAGTGCGGTGTCCACGTCGGCAATGCCAAGGCGTTGCGCCACCTTGCCGCCAGCGGCGCCAAATGCTGCTGTTGCCGCGCCACTGCCACCAGCCAGCAGTGCCTGCTTGCCCGTCAGCAATCCGTCCTTCGTTTCCTGGCGGATTTGCTCGGCCGCCGAACCGGCGCCCACCAGGCCCTCGCCAATGGCACCCGCACCGACAGCGCCCACACCAGGGGCGGCGGCCAGCAGCGCACGCGCTGGCACGGCGCCGGCACCCATCAGTGGCACCGACTCGGCCACCGTGTTGGCAATCAGTGACGGATTGGTCACGGCTACGCCGAACTTGTCCACCACGCCGTCGGCTTGCTGGAATTGCTGCTGCTTGCTCCGCAGGTCATCCGATTGCAGGCTGGTCAGAAACTCCTTGGCCTGCTTGGGGCGGAACCCGACAGCACCACCCTCGTTCTCCAGAAACCTGCCGGCTCGGCCACCAGACACCAGATCGGCCAGGCCGACAGCCGCTTCCGGCACTGACACGACACTTTTAACCGCAGACAGGCCCAGGTCGCCCAGCTTGCGCGCGGCGCTGGCCTCCTTGATGGGCTCGAACTTGCTCCAGTCCGTTGCGGGCGCTGGCGCCGGGGCGCCTGCATCGTCAATGGGGGTGAAATCTGCCCAGTTGGTTTTGCTCATGTCGGTTTACTGTGCGAGGACGGGCTGGCCGTTTTTGACGATGTAGGTCTTGCCATCGGGGCCGCGCAGGCGCTGGCCGTCTTTGTAGGCGGGTGCGGCAGCAGGTTGCGCTGCCCCAGCGCCATCCACGTACTGCCGGGTCTGCGTGTCAAAAATCCGTTGCGGGTCTTTGACCGTCTGACCATCCACCACGCGGGTTTCGCCACCAGTGACCAGGTAGCGATCTTTGGCCGGCACATCCTCGCCCTTGCCCTGAATGGCTCGGATTCGCTTGGCGGCGGCGGCGCGTTCTTCGTCGGTCTTGGCGTTGTCGTAAGCAGCCTGGGCTTGCTCCAGGCGCCCAGCGGCCCGGGTGGCAAACCCCTGCGCTTCACGCTTCAGGCCCAACTCGCCCTGCTGAATCTGGTTGGTCATGCCGGCGCGGCGGGTTGCGCCTTCTTCGCCCATGAGGGCACGTTGGGTTGCGCCTTCTTCGCGGCGATCTGCGGTGTAACGGTTGGTGCCGTCCTGCATTTCGGCCACTTGGCCTTGACGGGTTCCAGTGGTCAGCTCACCCAGCAGAGCGGCATAGGCTTGGCCGGCTGCGTTGTTGCCGCGCCCTGCCCGGCCCATGCGGGCGCCGTCGCGGGCTTCTTCTTGGGCGTCAATGCGCAGGTTACGCAAGGCGATGGCTTCGGGGCTGCGCAGGTCGGACAGTGCGCGAATCGAGGCAGCGCGGTCGAACTGGCGCGGCGCGGCGGCGGGCGTCGGCTGGACGGAGGCGTTGTTGGCCTGCAGCCGGGCGAGCGCTTGCTGGTTGGTGTTGTAGTTTGCCGCCAGTAGCTCGGCTGCGCGCATGTTCTGGGGGCTGATGGCCCCACGGTTTTGAAACGCGGTGTCCGTCGTGCCGGCCTGGTCGGTGAAGGTGTTGCCCTTGCGGTAGACGCCATCCACGCTGGTGTTGGTGTAGCCGCTGGGCGGGCCCGCCAGTTCGGCACCCTGCGGCATGGGCGGCGCGGCGCCGGGCACCTGGCCCTGGTCACTGGCCGGGTTCTTGGCCTGGGCTTCGTTGGTGCCGCGCGGGCCGGACGGGCTGGCTGCTGCCATCGGCGTGCGGCGGCCTTCGTTGCCGTAGTTGGTCGCCGTCTGCGCCATTTCATCGCGGGCGCGGAACTGGTCGTAGAACGGCGTCATCGACTGACCATTGGCGTTGCTGTCCGGGTTCACAAGTGGACTCATGAAGCCAGCAGGGATGCCAGCGGCGCGCATGGGTCGAATCACGGCGGTGTCGTAGGCGCCAGCTACGGCGCGCACGGGCAACGTGGCCACGTCGGCAATCGCAGCACCTGCACGTTGGAAACCACCCTTGGTAGCGTCCCATGCTTGGCCGAACATCTTGGCGTCAGCGGCGGCCTGGGCATCCAAGGGTTGGGCTGGCGCGGCAGGTGCAGCAGGCGGCGCAATCGCCGGGGTGGACACTGCGGCAGGTGCGACAGTGGCCGCCGGGGCTGGCGCAGGACGTGCGGCAGCAGATGCCTGGGCGCCCTGCACGTACATGGCGGTCTGGTTTGACAGTCGCTGCTGCTGGGGGTCAACTGCAGGCGCCACCGGGGCGGCGGCGGGCGGCTGCGCCAGCATGGGGCCGGCGTTGGTACGGGTGAACTGCGGCGCCGGCTGGGTTGGAACGGGCGCCGGGGTGTCGGGGCGCATCGCGCCGGGCGGCGTCAGATTCAGGGGAGCGGCGCCATCAACCGAGCCCAAATCCATGGCCGCTGCAGGCCGTGGGTTGGTTTTCTGGCGGCGCTCGTCAAGGGTGGTTGCCATGGCGTGACCTTGTGCGAGGGGAACGCCGGCAGTCTGCCCGCCATGGGACGCGTCACCAAGACAAGGTGGGGGTCACACAGCGGCAAGAGGTGGCACCGTCGAAGATGTGTCGTTGGAGTAGGAGTAGCTGACCGACATGCCAGCCGACCCGCTGATGCTGGCGCTGGCGTTAATCATGCTGTACGCGCTGGCCGTGAGCTGAGAATAGACCTGGGCCGCGACTTTCGAGGCATCGACGCGGGCATTGTTCGTGGCGATCAGGGCATCGTTGTTGATCTTGGCCGTCTGCAGAGTGATGTTCTGGCCTGCCTCGTACTGCTTGATCTGCGTTTCCCAAACCTTGGTGTGCACCTCGGCATTTGCCACCGTGGCCGTGGCCGCAGCGCGGTAGCCATCCAGCAACGCATTGGACTGGGAAGCCAGCGCACGCACCCGCTCGCCTTCGGCCGCCACGCGCGCACGGTAGCCGTCCCATTCACCGCCCTTGGCCTGCACCAGCGCGGTGTAGCGGCTGACCTCGGCGCGGGCACGCTCGGCCTGCGCACTGACACGAGCGCTGAAGGCCTGCGCCTTGGTCTTGTAGATTTCCACCTTGGTCTGTTCGGCGGTCACGCTGGCCTTGTACGCCTCGATCTTGGCCGTTTCTGCATTGACCTGGGCCACATAGGCGCGGATTTGCTCGCCTGCGGCGCCGATCTTGGCCTGTTCGAGCTGCACCAGGGTCTGCGCAGCGCTCACCTGGGCGCGGTAGATTTCCACGCTGGACAGCGACGCCTCGATCTGGGCCTTGAACGACTCCACCAGCGCGCGGTTGACGTTGGCCTTGACTTCCTCGGCCTGCATCTGCGCCTTGTAGACCTCCACCTTGGCCAGTTCGCCGTCGATGATGGTCTTGTAGGCCTGGGCGTAGGTTTCATAGCCCTGCAGCAGCGCGCGAAAACGCTCAACGGCCGCGTTGTGTACAGCGATGGCGTTGTCCGCGTGAGCCTTGGCCGACTCGAACGCAAGCTGCTCCATCTGGTAGCTGTACGTGATGAGCTGGCTTTCGAGCTGGATGCCGGCCGTGATCGTTTCGCGCAGGTTCTGCTGCTCCAGATCGGCCTGCTTGATGCTGATGTCGCGCGACAGCTCCGAAAGGCGGTCGAAGTAGCCCTTCTGGGCATCGCGCAACTGGGCGGCCAGCACACCCGACGGCAGTTGTAACCCTGCGGCCTCGCTCTGGCGCATCACCTCGGCCTCATTGGCCAGCGCGGTGCGCGTCTCGCGCTCGCGGGCGCGGTCCCACAGCGCCTGTTCAACGGCGGCAGGCAGGCCAGTCCCGCCGTCCAAGCGAGCATCCAGCAGCGTCTTGAGATGGCCCAGCAGCGCGGAGGCATATTCGGGGCCACGGTTGTAGGTGTAGGGCGTGGGCTCCACCAGCTCCAGCTCTGGAATGTCCTCCAGGCGCGTCAGCCAGTCCTCGCGCAAGTCAACGCCGGCAAAGGTGGGCGTGCTCAGGGTCAGCAGCGTGGGCGCGTCGGGCATGGTGACGACCGGCGCGTCGGGCAGCGTGACCGCTCCGATGCTGGGAACGGTCGGCGCAACGCCATACGACAGCGTGGGTGCGCTGGGGATCGTGAGCGTGGGCGGCGCTTCGGTGAAGTCGTCAATGGTGAAGCTCGGGGCATCCAGCACCAGTTCGCCGGGCAGGTCGCCAGGGTCTTGAAACGCAATGACCGGCAGCGCGGGCGCATCGGGCATTTCGTCCAAAGTTGGGGGTGCCAGCGAGTTCCACGTGACGGTCAGCGTGGGCGGCTGATAGATGGTCGTGTTCAGGGCATTGAGGAAGGTCGAGAGTTGCGCCTGGGCGGTGCTGGCGTAGCTCTGCGCCAGCGAAAACGTGCTGTCTACCTGTTCGGCTGCGGTGGGCATTACTTGGTCCTCCGTTGGGTGGATTGATTGACTTCGACCTCAATGCGGTCAAGCTGGAAGTCCAGGCCGTCGGTCTTGGTCAGACCAAAGGCCAGATAGTTCTCTCGGATGCCCCGGCCGGGCTTGGCGCGGCTCACCCCGCTTGTGAGCACAGGCAGCGGATAGACGTAGGGAGCGCTCGCGCGTTCCTCGCGGACGGTGAACTTGGCCTGCCCCTTGCCCTTGATGCCGATGTAGGCCATGGCCAGCATCTTCTTGAGCGTGGTGCCCCAGCTCGATGCAGCCGTTTCGATGCGGGCCACGATGCGCTGGCCGTTGTCGGTTTCGCCCGCCAGCTCAAACAGCCCAGCCGCGTCACCGGCATGGGTCGGCGTGATGCTCTGGAACTGGTAGTTGCCGTACTCGGTGACGGCGCCGTTCATGGTGTTGAGGACGATGGTGTTCATAGCTTGGCAACCTCGATGGCGTCAAAACCAACGCGCACGTCGTTGATGAAGTAGGAGGCGTTGATGCTGGCTGGCATGTTGGCGGCGGCCAGGACCACAAAGCGCTTCTCAACCGTGGGGGTGGAATACTTGCGCAGGCAAATGGCGAGATCGTCGCCAATGACTCGCGGCGCAAACACAAAGTCGTCAGCCCACCAGCCGCGATAGAGGTAATCGTTTCGCACAGGGACCGTCGGCCCAAACACGGTCATGTCGATCAAGCCGAATGGGTACGCCTCACCAAACCTGAACAGGGCGCGGTGATCTGAAGGGCCAAAGGTCTGGTCGGTGTAACGCGGCGCGGCGTAACCGCCAGCGATCCAGTTGACGTACTGCACCCACAGCATGGGCGCACGCGGGATCGTCAACGAAAGAGGCGATGTGCTGGAAACATTGGTGCTCCAGGCGGCGTGGCGGTTCCAACGGAACGTGGCCAGCAGCGTCTTGACCTCGCTCTCAGTGTAAGCCGTTTCTGCAACTGGTGGCGTGAAGTCACTCCCCGACCAGTCCACCGCGTAGGTCGCGGGCTCGGGCGGCTCCACTGCGATGGGCTCCAGCGTCTGCGGATCGGCGTAGTAGGACCGGCGCTGCGCATTGGTGCTCGGGATAGGTGCCTCGTGGCTCCAAACGCCGTCTTGGTTGCCGGGCACGAACTGGTCAATGACCAACATGCCCCACTTTGTCGCCCCGACACCCAGGATGCCCTCGCTGGTCGTGTCCCGACGGGTTGACCTGTCTCCAGTCTCGATGATTCCGTCGTAGGGCACCCACGTGTCACCCACAAAGGCATAAGTGGCCCGCGTGCGGTCAACCGTTTGGAAGAACCCCAGTTGGGTGTCATCTGCACCTTTCGAGCGGAACAGGGTCATGCGGCGCGTGACCGCAAAGACCTTGACCGTGTAGCCCCAGACTGAGGACGTGTACTGCTCGTCGGTCAGCTCCACGCTCACGCTTGTTTCGGCCTTGACCCAGTAGACGGCCTCGTCTGCCACGGCTTGGCAATAGGCCCAGGCCTGGAAGACAGACGGTGAAATCGGCCACTTGCGACGCAGCACCTTTTTCTTTTTGGTCAGTGCTTTGTCGAACTTGACCACCTCGAACGTGATTTCGGGTGGGGCCGTGTCGTAGTCCGAGAAGAAGTAGCCCACCCAGTAGTTCAGGCGCAGATCGTCGTCTTCGTGCACGGGAACAACCAACGAAACCTGATGCACCTCGGCAATCGAGGTCATGCGCAGCCGGGCCGTTCGAGGCAGGCCGTTGATTTCGTACTGGAACGTGCGGTTCTGGACGTGAAAGCCACCAGGGTTCGGCGTCACAGCAATGGCGTCACAGAACAGCTTGTAGGCGTGGTAGACCGAGCCCAGCAAAAAGGCCGGCACCTCGGGCGTCTGTCGTGGTGGCTTGCTGCCGGGCACCAGCTCAAACTGCACAGCCATGGAGGCGGGCACCCGCCCGGTGACGGGCGCGCCATCAACCCCTACCCACGACTGGTTGAACTGGACACTCATTGCGGGACAGCGATGTACTGCGGGATGCCGTTCACCTCGCGGAAGGTGGCGGCCACTTCGGTCACGCCCGTGCGGTAGCGGTCGGCGGTCAGCACCTTGGTGGTGCCGTCGGCAAACCCGGCCACCAGCTCGCCACCGGCAATTGCCACCATGGCATCAACGGGCGAGGCGCCCAGCTTTTCGCCGGGCACAGTCACGCCAGAGCCCAACACCGTGCGGCCCTGGATGCGGCGGCTGTAGACCAAACCGTCCCAGGTCGTGCCGCCCAGGAAAGCCAGCTCATGCTCGGTGCCCACAAACACGCCACCATCGACCGGCTGCACCAGCGTGATCGGCGCGGTGAACTGCTTGAAGTCCCGGCGCAGGTCGCACAGCTCCCAGCGGTGGGGCAGCGAGGCGAACAACACGTTGCCCTTGGCCACCAGCACCCGGCCGCGCCAGAAGGCCGTCAGCGTGCCCACCGGCATGGGTTCGAGCATGTGGGTGCGCAGCGGCAGCATCAGCCGCTCGTTGGCCTGGGTGAAGCTGAAGGCCGGGCCCAGCGTCTGGCCCGCCAGAAACAGCTCGGCGCCGTTGTGGCTGGACAGGTAGACGTTGATGGCGTGGCCATCCAGCGTTGGCAGGCCGGTGCACAGCAGGCCACCGCTGGCCACCGTCACGGGCGGGGCATAGGCTGGCGGCCCCTCCAGGCCGTCGGAGAGGCGCACGTAGGTGAACGCGCGCTGGTACTCGCCAGGGAACAGCGAGCCGGGCACGTCGGTGGCTGCGCCCACACCGGCCGGGATCGGTGGCCCCCAGGTGGTGGTGCCGCCGGTCGTGCCGTCGGTGATGCCGTTGACAAGGCCGTTGCTGAAGGTGGTCCGACCGTCGGGCAGGTTGCAGTACCAGACACGGGCGCTGCCTAGCGACGCCTGCAGCACGGTCGTCACGCCGTTGTCGGAGCGCACCAGATCGCCATTGCACGTAGCCAGCATGAAGCCCTGCGCTTGCCATAGGTTCTTGTGGCAGTCCTCCACCACGCGGGTGAATCCGGCGCGGCGGCGAATCTCGTTGTCCAGGCCAATGTCCACGTTGAGCGCCTGCGCCAGATCGGTCTGCTTGTGGCGGTGCCCAGGCACGACGTTGTTGATGCCGGTGAATTTCTCGAAGGTCAGCATGCAGGCGTCCTTGAAGCGGTGGGCCGCCCTGCACGGGTCACGGGCGGCAGGGAAAAGGCCTGATGGGTGTTGGCAGCAGCAGGAACACCGGCCACCACAAGCGAGGCGCCGCTGGCCTGCCGGGGGTCCATCACCACGCGAGCGCTCGGCCGACCGAAGCGAACGAGCTGGACACCGTAGGCCCGCATGCCCTTGGGCTCGATGTGGCGCGGCTTGCCAGCACGGGCCAGTAGCAACCCGACGGCGTGGCCACGGACAGCGCCAGTGGGTTGGCCAGCCTGGGCCAGACGCACGCCAGGGGCGCGGTGAACCGTGGTCAGCTCGGGCAAACCGTAGGCGACGCCCATGGAGCCAAGTGCGAAAGCCACCTGGGCGGCGCGGGGCTGGCCGGCTCGGGTCAACGACACACCCGCCACGTCAACCAGCGCATGGGAAACGGCCTCGGGTGTGCCGGCCTTGGTCAGATGCACACCACGCGCGGTCACAGTCCAGGTGTCGCCTGGGTGGAGCGGGTTGGCCCAGCCGTAGGGCACGCCCGCCTGCGTGACCTGCACACCAGCAGCGAGGCCAAACTGGTAGTGAGGGTGGAAGTGCGATCCATACCGCGTGACCAACGCACCAGACGCGCGGAAGGTGTTGGCAGCTCGTGGGGTGCCGTACTGGGTCAGCAGGACGCCGGTGGCGATATGGTCGGCGGGCGGCGCTTCGCCGTCGCCAGCACCGACCCCGTAAGCGAGTGTGCCGAATGTGCTGGCGCCGAACATATCACCACCAGTCGTTAGCAGTCACCCAATGCAGATGCAGCAAGCCCTGGGCAAAGTAGCCAACCGAAGTGCTGTCATTGGACATGGTGATCCGGCCACCCGAGTGAAAGAAACTCACACCAGCGACGGTGGAACCACTCACCAGGGGCGTGAACGTAGACGAACCAAGCTGGTTCAAGAACCCGCCGATGTTCGTGAGGATGAGCGACACATCGAAGACCTGGGTGCTCGCTGCAGCCTCGGTGCCAGCGTCAGACACCATCAGCGTCCCAGTGATGCGAATGACGCCCTTGTTGGGCAACATCGCGCTGGTGATTTCCAGGTAGCCCGTGGCTGCTGGAAACTGAAGGTCATCCGACGATTCCGGGTCAACGAAGCAACTCACAGGCACCCAGGACGGGTACGAGTAGCCGGATGGGCCCAGCGCAATCTCGCCGGCGACCTTGGCTGCAGCGCCGAGGCCAATGGCGGTGGACCAGTCTCCCAGGGCCTGGGCACCGGGGCCAAGCGCTATGGCGTTGCTCCCGGCTGTGCGGGGGCCGTCCGATATGTCTGCGCTCGTGGCAATGCCAGAGGATGCGACCTGGACGATGCTCAGGGTCAGGCCAGAGGTAGAGGGGGCAAACCCAGAACCGCTGCCCACGTTGGACTGGGAAACCGTGCGGAACGTGTCCATGGTCGGGTCGTTCCACGTCTGGGAATACAGCCCCAGCTCGTAGTTGCCCGTCCCGTCTTCCAGCAGGTACTGGAAGTTGTCGTTTGCCGCCACCTCCAGATCGACCGCCTCGTGGCCTGCAAGCGCTGCGCCGAACACGATCAGGCCGGCGCTGTCAATCGAGGCGTTCTGCTTGATGCGGTTCTTGAGCTGCATGGGCCCCGCCCCATCAGAACGAGAAGATTTTGTACGGCCCGTTGTCCCAGCGCACGTCCACGTCGCCGCCACTGGTGGCCAGCGGGAAACCCGTGATGACATCGCAGTAGAACAGCAGGAACGAGGTGGCCGGGTTGCCGGTGTCCACGTACAGCACCACGGCCTCGGCGGTGTCGCCGGCCGCCACGGCCGCGAAACTGAGGTCGTCCGCGTCGAACACGCCACCCGCGAAGGTCTTGCCGGCCAGCGCCTGGGGCGTGCCGATCACGTGGGCGCTGATGGACGTGTAGAACTCGTCCGTGGTCAGGTTCTGCGCGTAGGTGTTCTTGACCAGGGCGGCCTTGATGTTGGCGGTTTCGAGGTTGACCAGGGCGCGACCGATGCGCTCTTTGCCTTTGACGAACAGGACGTTGGCCATGTCGGGCTCCTATGCGGGGTTGCTGGCTTTCACCAAGAGGGGTTGAAGCGCACGCGAGGCGGGCGCCGGTCGCGCCGCTTTCGCTGCACGTTGGCGTCGGGGCGTTCACCAAAATCGGCCACAAAGCGGGCCTCGAAGTCGTTGGCCTTGTTGCGGTCGAAGGTTTCCGCGTCGTCCTTGAGGTAGGCGCAGCGGTACACCCAGTTTTTCAGGCGCGGGTGGTAGACGGAGCGAATCTCTGGCTCGGAATGGTCGGCGTCCACGCTCAAAGGCTCCAGCGGCGTGCGGTAGATCCGCAGCGTGGCCGTTCCGGCCTGGGTGGGCACCGGGAAGAAGCGCAGGCTTCGCGCGTCGTCGCTCACGACAACCGCATGGGGAACGTTGGCCACACGCGCCTCCCAGTTGCCGCCGTAGGCCTCGTCCATGGCCTCGATGCTGGTCAGCTCCAGCCTGCGGCCGTTGATGGCCACGCGCTTGACGTGCAGCACGCTCGCGTGCAGGGGGTAGCTGGCCTGGTTGGCCACCAGCGTGACCTCGCAGCAGTCTGCCGAAGTGCTGTCCTCGATCAGCTTGGCGCGCTCGCAGGCTTCATCAACCGCCTCATTGAGATAGCGAACAATGTCCTCATCGCTCCAGAGGTAGGGGGCGGCGTTGTCCCCCAGCTCGGAGCGAAAGGCGGTGATGAAGTCCTCGACGGTCATGGCTTAGTCGTCGTTGCCGTCGCCAGCGGTTTCGGCCTCGACCTCGGCCCACACGGCATCGACTTCGGAGCGCGAGGCTTGGAAGCCCAGCTTGGCATTGACGGCGCGCAGGTCGGGCTTGCCGTCCTTGTTGAAGTCGCCTTCCTGGTCTCCGTCCAGCATGGACTTGAGCACCTTGGCGATGTGCTCTTTGCGATCGAACTGCGGCGCCTCAGGCTTGGCGTCCAGCATCAGGGCCTGCTCGGGCGTCAGGGAGCCGGGAATGGCGCCTTTGGCGATGGCCTCGCGGTGAAACATGGGGTCCAGCTCCACGCCTTCTTGCGTGACCAGGGCGGTGTGGCCAGTGGTCAGCGAAACGTGGATCGGTTCTTCGGTAGGGCTGCGGAATTTCATGGTTTTCATCCTCAAAAAACCCGATGGGGATCAAGCCATCGGGGGTTAAAAGGGCCGGTGAAGGCCCACCACAGGAGAACAGTGGGTATCAGCCTTGGCTGAAGGCGGCGCGACCGATCACGTAGTACGTGACAGCCAAGCGCACCTTGCCGGTGGTCGGCGTGCCACCACCAGACACCCAACGCACGGTCAGCACGTTGTCGGTTGCGGTGTGCACCTTGCCGGTGGGCACCAGGGCCACATGCGACGCCAGGGCGCGGATGTTGCCGTCGTTGAGGTAGCGGTTCTGCGAGCCAGAATCGCCCACGTCCATCACGTCAGACGTGGTGGAGTTCCAGGCTTCGGTAGTGGTCAGCGAACCGCTCACAACCACAGCGTTGACGGGCAGGTCCAGTGCGGCCACATCCACGCCGGTGGTCACGTCTGCCAGGTTGATGTCCACATGGGCGGTAATCAACTCCTGGCGAGCGGGGTTCTTGGTGATAGACATTTGAGTGCTCCTTACAGCATCAGGGGAGTGGGAAGGGGTGATGTGTCAGGGGAGGCACTGAGGCCTCCCCTTGTGCGACTTACTGCAGGTAGTGGTCGCAGGTGACGATGCCGAAGTCCTCGGTCGATCCGTCGTAGATCGAGTAGAACTTGGGCTTGAGCAGGCCCAGCATCTTGTCGATGTTGATGCCCTGCTGGCTGTCGTACTGGAACAGCTTTTCAGTCCATTCCGGTGCACCCAGGTCGGCCATGCCCAGGGCCTGCGCACCGCACAGCATGGTGCGGGTGCCGTTGACCGTGCCGCCCGAACCCCACTTGGAACCAGAGGCTGCGCCCTTGGTGTTGTAGACCAGGTTGTGCTCGTGGATCACGGCACCGTCCACGGTCACGGTCGCACCAGTGAACCATGGGCTGTCCAGGCCGGCCTTGGTGGCCACGGCCACAACAGCGCGCTGGTAGTCCGGGTCTTTCTTGAGCGCGGCCAGGGTCTGCGGGTGCACGAACAGGACGTAGTAGTCCTTGCCACCGGATTTCAGCGGCTTGATGTAGTGCTCCTTCGCATACGCGATCAAATCCACAATCATGGTGTATTTGGGCACGTAGGCGGTGGTGATGCTGCCAGTCACCGAAGCGGTCAGGCTGGTGCCGTCGAACATCAGGGCGCGCTTGGAGGTCGGGGCCGACACATCGGCAGCGAACGCCAGGTTGGGGAAGGGCGAGCCCACGCGGGGAGCACCGTTGTTCTTGAAGGCGTAGCTGATGCCAGCCATGGTCAAGAACGCCAGTTGGTCGCAGCGGTTGGCCAGCCAGAAGGCCAGGCGGTCCTTGCCCATCTTGCGGAAGTTGATGACCGTCTTCTGCTCGGCCAGCTTGCCCTTGTTGCGCACGGAGTGGGTCAGCAGGTCGATGGTGATTTCCTGGCTGTACGACTGCATGGCTTCTTCGTTGCCTTCGCGTTCGTTGTCGCCAATCACACCGTCCTCGACCAG